TCATAGCGTCTGGTGATGCCTGTTAAGGGTCAGACGATGCAGGAGATGAATAAGACTTTGTCGATCGGGAAGGCCAAGCAGCTTAAGTTGGGTATTGAGTCGGTAAACAACGCGGTGATAGGGAAGGTTGAGTTGTCGTGCGATGCGTTTCATGGTTAATCCTCGCGCCAGTGAAGAGAGAATTTTCCACTCTGTGGCCGGAAAGAGCGGAGCGTGAATACTTCTTTCAGGGGGCACCAACAGCGCCTGGCGGAACGGAACAACGGAGAGATCGCGGGCAATAACATGAAACGGGCCCGCTGCGCGCAGAAAGCTCATTTGCGCCGGATCGTCTTTTGACGTTAAGAGATAGATGTGCAGACCGCGATTACATAAATTGGGCTGCCGCAGGGTTTCCAGCGCCTCCAGCCTGGAGGTGGTCAGGGTCTCCATATCGACAATTAAGTGCGACAGATAGGGTTCGCAAAGCTGATGATTTGCCATCTCAAGCGATGGAAAGACCGCATTGCGTTTACCGGAGAAGAGGCAACTGCGCCAGGCATAACTCAGGTAGTGGTCGGTAGAGATTAGCGTCTGGCTAATCATATATTCCGGCAGTGCGAAATTGAGTTGCTGAACCAGTTGTTCCAGCGTATCGAAAAGGGGAGGCGTTGCGCCCCGGTAAGGTAGAACCCGATGTGTCGGTTTATCGCTGCGATGTTTTTCTCTACGGATACGTTTTCGCATTTTTCCCTCGCCAACGTATTTTATTATTCGGCTAAAACGCCCTGTCCATTGAGGCTTTGTCAGCAGCAAACCCACGCTGCATGTCCTGTTTTATGCCCTGTTAAGAGCAACATTCTTACAATCTGATTCATGCAGAAACAGGTACAGATACTTAAAGCCATCTGCGACATTTCCCAATAAGTGGGGCAGGGTTAAGGCGGGGACGTAGGCGTAACGGTGCATAAACTGGCGGATTGCCGGGAAAACGCGCAGGCGCGTTCACTTCGCAGGCAACCCGCCTAAAATACATTGACTCACCTGGTGCTCACCGTATAATTCCAGGCGTTTCCACCGTAAAGGTGGTGACATTCGCGCAATGCGCCCTTAGCTCAGCTGGATAGAGCAACGGCCTTCTAAGCCGTAGGTCACAGGTTCGAACCCTGTAGGGCGTACCATTTTAAATCAGCAACTTACGCTAATTTCAATCCAGCCTGATTTCCTCCTTGTGTCATTTTTGTGTCATCACTGCCAAAAATGGCGTCAATTTTCCGTGCATGTTCGGTGAGATGATTCGGCGCGAGGTGTGCATAACGCCTGACCATTTCGATCGACTCCCAGCCGCCCATTTCCTGCAGAACAGACAGAGGCACACCAGACTGTATCAGCCAGCTCGCCCAGGTGTGCCGGAGGTCGTGAAAGCGGAAATCTTCAATCCCGGCCTTCCTCAGCCCGATGTTCCATGCCTGGTTATCGTCAACGCGCATTTTCCTGACCGCCGGCGTTATCGTTCCGTCCGGCCGGTGTTTGGGCTTGGTGTGAACGAAAACCCACCGCGAACTTTTTCCTATCTGATCCCTTAACACCCTGCATGCGGTATCATTCAGAGCGACGCCGATAGCCTTGCCCGCTTTTGCGTTCTCTGGATTTACCCATGCAACCTTTCTCTGCATATCGACCTGCTGCCACTCCAGATCAAGAATGTTGGAGCGGCGCAGGCCGGTAGCCAGGGCGAAGATAACCACCGGCTTTATGCTTTCCGGCATGCACTCAATCAGCCTTTCGGCCTCATCTCGCGTGAGCCAGCGTATGCGCTTACTGACAGGCTTCTTGGTCTTGATGACCGGAGCGGTCTTTATCCAGCCCCAGTCATTCGCCACAGCACGCAGCAATCCGCGCATGAAGGAGAGGTGCTGGCTCTTTGTCGCCTGACTAACCGGCTTCGCTACGTATGCCGGAGGTTCTTTTCCTTTCCGCACCGCAGAATCATGTCGCGTTTGCCAGATGCGGAGATGTCGGCGGTTGATCATCTTCGAGACCGCATCATTAACCTGTTCGGCGGTAATGGTGGAGATGTCGCGCCCGGCGAAGTGCTGCAGGAAAAACTCTATCTTTGTCCTGTCATCGTCCAGGGACCGCTTATCTTCCTTCTCGCGCAGCCATCTGATACAGCACTCCTCAAACGTCCTCGCCGGTAAATCACCAATCTGATCCACCCGCCACGCTTCAGCCTTTAACTTGTCGTGCAGCTCCTGCGCTTGCTTTTTGTCCCCCGTACCAAGAGATCGTCTAATTCTTTTCCCTGACGGCGTAACGAAATGACAGTGCCACACGCCGCCCCTGAGGGTGATTGACATAAAAACTCTCCTTTATGTTCACCCGCGCTCGCTGCAACAGGATCGCGCCGGGCGTGTAAATACGCAATACAGGCCGCATCGGTTGTGCGGTATTTGTTCCCGATTTTCTGCCCGGCCAGCTGACCGGAATCAATCAGCCGGTAAATGGTGCGAGGAGACACGATCAGGAATTCCGCCGCCTGCTGCGCGGTGATTGGCTTTTCAGAAACCATGGTTTACTCCAGGCAAAAAGAAGCCGCCCGCAGGCGGCAAACATCAAGGGATGATTGGCGGGCTATTTGATGGTGACGCCGGGAACTTGACCTCCACGGATGGCATCGTAAGCCTTGCAGTAATCTTCGAAACGACTGTTTCGCGCAACAGCGCCTTCGTGATTCCAGTTGATAGCACGGTATATAGCCTCGCCAGCCTCATCGCGCTTCTTGTCGGCTTCGGAGCGGATGGGGCGGAATTTCCTTCTCGCTTCATCACCATAATTTTCAATAGCGATTTCTACCGGATCGGCAATCTTGTCCTCACGAATTACCGTTACCCATTCCGATGCATATACGATGGAAACCTTAATCCACTGTTTTGAATTTTTGTCCTGCCATTCGCACTCACAACCAACCGGCGGCAACCCCTCACCAGACCATACAGGTTGCTGAGCAGCGGCCAGTGCTGCTTCGTATTGCTCGCGGGTGACATACTGAATTTCGCCATTTTTTAAATCGACCACACTGGTGTTCACTGGTTCCGATTCAACAAAACGACCGTTAACAGCGTGAAAGTAAGCCTTGTCATTTTCCCGGCTGTTAACAAAACACACATACGCACCATCCGGCCACCCGCCACGCTTCGGCAATTCCTGTACCAGCAGTTCAATCAGTTTCATTTTTCACTCCAATAAAAAACCGCCATGCGGCGGTCTGTTTGTGGTGGTTTGATGTTGGCGTTACAGGTCATTGTCGTGAGCTACAGGTGCTACATCGATCATTGCCTTATAGCGTGGCTGAGAGAATGAATAGCGCCTTTCTTTAAAATTATCGCATTGCTCGCTACGCCACTTATCTTGCGCTTCATAGCCCGCCTTACACATCTCTTCAGTCGGCTCAACCGGAACAAGCTTCCAGCCATCAGGTACAGCAAAATTCACAGCAGGGGCAGCATAAAAATATTCATCTTCTATGCCTTCAATAGGCTGGCTGAATCCGATGAATTTCCCATAGCTCCATGGGTATGGCCCGTAAGGCTCAACGTTGACGCGGCGGTAGCGGTGCAACACTGGTTTCTGATCCAGCAGCTCCAGCAGCATATTCGCCATTGTCGCAGCATCACCGCACTGCACATGGTCGGTGTCGGCGATGACGCGTAATTCGCCGCGGGTCATTTTGTTTTGCATGCAGCCTCCTGCATCATGAGGAAAACGATAGCTACCGCTCGAAGTGGGTTCCGGTGTGTGGCGCTTACTCCTGATTCGTGCGATGCCTGCCATACAGTCTTTCCTGATGGGCAAAGGCTAATCCGATGCTTCTTCAGTACCGGAAAAAGCTCATCGGCACGACGTAGCGGGAAATAACCAGTGCTCTGCACCGTGTTGAACCAGTTCCATGACAGTTGAGCACCAGTATTTTCGTGAGGGTTAATGGTGGCGATGTACTTGGGTTTGAGAAAGTAAGCCAGGCGAACACTTATTTCGCCATCGCTCAGTTTGCTGTAGTCCATCACATCCCCCGCTGCTTGCGCTTCAGTTCGATAATGCCCTGGCACTCGGCGCACATCTGGCAGCCGGGCACCGCTGCGCGCCGCTCTTCTGGAATGTCGACGCCGCAGTCTTCGCAATGCTCAGCCGATACCGCGCTGCGGTCGATGCGGTGAGCGGAAAGGGCAGCGTTACGCTGAAGCTCTTCAATCTCTGATGCACTGTCGATGATGTCAGCCATTGCGTGCTCTCCTGCGTTTCTTTGCGGCACGGCGGGCTGCTGCGATGCCAGTCTTTCCAGAGTTAACCGGGTAGCTAAACCCGGCATAAAGGGAAGGGGACAGGGTGGCTACGCTCCACGATTTAACCGAAGCCAGCGTGGCGGACATGACAGCCAATGCGATGGATGTTAGTTTCATGGGTGCTCCCGAAACTGTTGGTTAATACGGTTGAATGTGAACGCCAGCAATAAAAAAGGCCGCTTTAGCGACCTGGTGATTTTTGCTTTCATGCTGATAACCCTTTCACTGCAAGGAAGGTCGCCATCGACTTATCGACCAGCTTTGTGTTGTGGTATTTGGCGATCGCCCAGGTGATAGCGAACAGAATCCAGCGGAAGTGGCTGGTGTAGGTTTTGAACGTTAATCCGTCGCAGATATCCCACGCACTCCAGCGCTCGGGCCAGTCAGCGTCATAAACCGCCTGATAAGCCTCCCAGTCATTGCTGAACTCACCCCTGCATAACTTCCGAACCACCTCGCGGACCTTAGCTTCGTCACTGTCGGGAGTATCGTCTTCATCTGCCCAGTCTTCGTCCTCCGAAAGATCATCTTCAGAATCTTCAAGATACTCGCTCATCGATTCCTTCAGGCTGCGGCAAAAAGCCTCATGGTTGTACTCCTTCGCCAGAAGTTCGCAGGCCGAGTGGCCGCCGCCAGCTTCCAGCTTTTCTGACCAGTAGGAGGTATTGATCCCACCCTCCCACGGCCCGAAGAATTCGAACATGTCCGCGATACGCGAAAACGTCCAGGTGCCCATGTCGCCGGTGACGGTCAGATAACCGGGCCATGTGATAATGTCGAAGTAATAACAGGATGTACCGGGCTGCTTCATGCGCAGGTGGCGGTAAAGTCCCTCATCACGGATTATTTCCAGACGATGGAAGGCCGTGTCCAGAAGAAAGCGGCTTGATGTATCAAACTGATGGCGAATCATGATTCCACTCCATAGCGCCCAGTCATGCGCCCAATTCTGCTAACAAATGCCACAAGGCTGACGCCCATCGGCTCTATCTTTGCGTGATGCTTTTTGAGGATCGGCGGCACCACTGAATTCCATTTCGGCTTTGGCCGGGCTTTCATGGCCTGGCGGATTTCGTCCACGCATTTACGGCCCTGCGCGCGGATGGCGTTATCTTTCTCTGCTGGCGTCATGCTGCCTCCCGGCGGGCGAGAAGTTTCGCCCCGAAAGTCATTAACTCGTCCCGATCCACAGTTGCGAAGTGGCAGTGTGTTCTCGGGTACGGATGCCAGATGATGAGCATTGAGCCCTTGTTGTTGCCGCTGACGGGCTTGCCGGTTACCGGATTGATGAATGCCAGCCGCCCGGCGGTAATAAAGCGAACCTCGCTTGCGGTCTGGATCGCTTCTTTGAACCAGCCAACTGAGGTGTCTGCCGGTACCAGCATCACACAGCCCACAGAGCCCCACTTCTTTTCATAAGCGGCCTTTCTCACGAATGGTGCGATATCGCTGTAGGGCGGGTTGAGCCACACATATCCGTATGCGTAACCCATAGCCGCCGGCCACGATGTGACAAGAGTGTTTTCCTGCTCGGAGATGAATAGGCGACAAAGTCGGTTGTGCTCTGTTGCTGCCGCATCAAGCTGGAAGATGAATTCCGCATTCAGTGCGGCGAAGATTTCGGGTGGCGTTCGCCAGCTGTCGCGATGTTCAGGCGGCGTGTTACTTCCGGTGTAATCACTCATGACTCACGCTCCGGATCGAACTCAGGCCAGTTATTGCGCTCGTAGTTGGCTTTCAAACGCCGATCCCCAACTTCCTCAACGCTTCGCCCGGTTATTTCAGCGACCTGCTCATTGTTGTAGCGCCAGAGCAGGGCGAGCTCTTCGCTTGTCCATTCAGACATAATTTTTCCTCCTGACTTTCGTGCCAGTGAGTTGCGCTTATTGCGCACGGAGATAATCGAACGACCGGTAGCCACGGCTATCTCTTCGACGCTGAATCGGCCAAAGAGGAATAGCTCAGCATCGGTCCATTGCCTGCCGTTCATTCGACTGAGGAGAGGAGCACCGATGCGGGATGCCTGCCGGGTGATTGCCGATTCCGATCGCTCAAGCTTCGCTGCTATTTCGGGTAGGGGCATCTTTGCCCCAACCTCATGCAGAAACAGATTTTCGAAGGGCTGCCAACGTTCACATCGCATTGAACACCCCGCAGCTATTTGATGATTAAGGAAGGTTTCCCAAGCTTGATTTGCGCGCCGGGGATCACTGCGCCTGCTTCGATTTGGTGTTTGATTGCCAGCTTGTCAGGTTTAATGCTCGTCTCGTACTCGACGAATTCAGGCGGCAGCGCGCTGGCGTCAGTAATTTCAACTGACTTTGAAGGTGCGCGGACAGTTACCTGGTGAATGCCAGCCTTGAGGGTCTTTTTGCCGGCTGTTTCCAGTGACTTAGCAACATAATCCTTCATGCTTGTTACGCGGCTTTCAGAGGCTTTAGCGCGCTCTGCAAGGCGCTTGCTCTCTTCCTTGAGCGCCTCCGCATAAGCAGTCTCGTTTTTGCAGACAGCGAGAATCTGCTCAACCTTTGCTTCCAGCTCCCACTCAATGCCATCAAGAGTGTCGGCTATCATTTCCGGTTCCATGCCGGAATCAGTCAGCTTGGCGAAATCATTCGCGATTTGGTAAAGGGCTGTCATTGAGTGACCTCTTCAAGTTTAACTTTGCGTTGGGCGTAAACTGCCTGGACGTCCTGCTGAAGATGCGTGCCGGCCGTCATTTTGTAGGCTGCCTGGAAGTGGATTTTGAGGGCGTGCATGTTTTTTGCCTGCTTCATGTCTTCGCAAAGGGAGCGCACGCTGTTGATCAGCTCCTGTTTCGCGTTCTCTTCCGACTGGATCACTTCGCTTTCCGGTGTGTAAGCCATCACCGGTTCAGTGAAAACGCCTTCGGTCTCGTTGAGAACGTCCACGGCATTATCAAGCCGGTCAGCGCGCGGCCAGTATTTATAGGCACGCTTGACGATAGTTTTTCTCGCCATTTCAGACCAGAAATTGACCCACGGTCCCTTTACCGACGAACCGGCCTTGCTTACCTTCCTGATTTCTTCAATCTCGGCGTAACTCATCTCTTCAGTGAGGTAATCACCGTCGGCGGTTTTAACCGTGCAATAGCCGCCGATCACCGGTCCACGATCATCAGGCGTGGCAAAAGGAGCGTATTTATGCGCTGGCGCCTTATCGAGCCCTAGCGTTTCATACTGGTCGCTGGCGTGAACAAGCTTGCATTGCCCCCACTTGATGACGCCAGCCGACTGCGCGATGTGCAAAAGCCCCATGTAGCTGATATCAAGGCATACCATGCCGTCTCGCGGTACCAGATAAGCCAGTTTGCTGGCAGGATTCAGGCTGATACCGATTGCGGCTACGTTGATGATTGCGTTCTGCGCGCTGGTTGGGTTGGCGACAGCTGTTTCAGCCAGTTTCTGGTTGCGCTGGAAAAGCTGAATGGCGAACTGGCACTCCTTTGCCCAAGTCAGTGATGAGTCGGTCAGCGCGCCGACAAACAGCGGTTCCTGCTGTTTAACGAACTGAATCAAATCGAAGCTCATTATTGCTCCTCGTCGATATTAATCTGGTGCCTGGCGATAACTTCAGCCATATAACGTGCGTGGGTTGCCATGCGCTCCTGAAACTCAACGTCATCTTCAAAAGCGCGCATGATGGCTTTGGTGCTGGCGCCGCGGCGTTGCAACTGGTCAATGCTCAGAGATTCAAACTGTCCAAGCCCGAGACCTTTTTCCAGATCATCAGCCAGGTCGTTTTCTTTCTCTTCGCGGGCGACCTGCTGGTAATGACGCGTCCAGGCCTGCGCCTCGATACGGTCTTGAGTGAGATATGCGCTCATGGCATCTCCTGAAATTTTTGTGTGCGTATCCCGGCTGCGTGAAGCCAGCCAGTCGGTTGATAAAGGGGAATCAGTGGATAAGCGGCTCACCGCGCCCGTCGAGCAGGACGTCGATGACACAATCGTTGATGCGCAGAACTTCAGCGTCAGTGTGCAGATAAACCCAGCAGCGCTGATGAATTACCGCTGAGACGCGGTAGGTGCGGCCGCCGAAGATCGCCATCATGCCAGGCTTAAGACACTGGCGGATGAGTGGGGTAGTTCCGTAATGAGCGATCATCGCTTGACCCCCTCTACATGACCGAAGCCAGCAAGAATCATGTGCTTGCGGTTTAGCAAGAAGCTATTGCGCGGACAGCCGATTTCCGAGAGCCGCCATTGCTGCCCATCGGCAAGTTTGCTTACTGAGTACTGCGTGCCTTTGTGAGTGACTATTTGATATGTCATGATGCCTCCCGGGCGCGCAGCATTGCGTCAGCGATTTCATAAGCCTCAGTCGCTGTCCTTTCTTCGCTTGCGAGCCAGTCCGGATTGGCTAATTTTCCCTGCATGGCTTTTGCTGCGAAGTAATCTCGCAGCGTCATGCCGCCAGAACTGATTTCAAAGCCTCTCAAATGGCCTCTTTCGTCTCTCTCGACGACACTATCTACCGGGAAGGCCCGGCCGCCTGTTTGTTTCTGCATAATTTCCTCCCGGACTTTCCCGGCGTCAGAGCTATTAACCTTTGCGCATAAAAAAAGGCGGTGGATGGCCGCCTGTGTTTGTCATAACTAAGCCGCTTCGGTGAAGCGACTGAGGTATGAAAAAAGCCGCTTGTTAGGCGGCTTTGATTGCTCGAATTGTTGTCCACGTTACAGAGTGCTCCGCAGTCAGCTTGAAGTGACGCTCGCATTCATAGCATTTATGCTCTTCCTCGCAGGCGTCATATGATTCATCAGTTGAAATTTCAGCCTTACACCATGGGCATCGAGCGTTGTTTTCATGCCAAAAATCGATTTCATCATATTCATCATCAGGAACGATCCGCGCCTCTGCTTCTGCGAGGCGCTTTTTGTTAATTTGTTCCTGACAGTCATTGCAACGCCATCCACCACTGCAACCCCAAACTGCACCACTGGAAGTTTTCGATGCATGCTCTCTGTCAGCGCCACAATCAACACAGACGTCATGCTTGTCGCAGCGGATATACGCCCATTCTTTCGGGCTCCCATTGCAATGGTCGCAGCCCTCAACCCAATGCCAAACCCTGTCAATTTCCTTTGAGTACCAGCTCTTTTCGGGTGGCGTGATTTCAAAGTCGCATTCCTGGATGCACTTTCCGCCCTGGACAATCCGCTTTCCAAACATCTGAACTCTGCCACTTCTGACACGTTCGATTCCTGAGAAGAGGCGAGGGTCGTTAATGACGCCCCGGATAATCTCCCCATCAATTCGTTTACACATACCCTTACCCTCTGTAGTTACCCGCTGATGCGGGAGAAATGCTTTGGTCGGTGTGGTGGCTGGAATCGAACCAGCTTCCATCGGTGCGCTGCCGATTGGGTTACGCGCGCCTTGCGGTTTTCATCGCGAATTCTTCCGCAAGCCTATTCCCTAGCTCGCCATTGAGCTTCACCACACCCCAAAACATTCCGTTTTGTGCACCCGACATTGTCCGCCGCGCGCCCGGTATGCCATGACCCCTTAAGGTCTGGAGATAGCGGGGAACTGAGTTATGCGAATCTCTTCGCTCAACATCAGGTGCAATGAATAAGTTGTTAATGTGCAGGCTGACTCATGTCTGCCGCGGCTTAACTTCCGGTGGCCGCATCGCTGTGTTGTCGCGATGGGCTAACAATAGCTAAAGCGATTATTTGAGTCAATCGCCAAAACGATATTATCGATAGATAAGGTGATAATTAACTGAATGATAAGGAGATATTTTTTTGATGTGATTGCAAAAAAGTGATGGGGATTGCATTTCAAGGCGAGAATTAAAAAAAGGGGGAGGGTTAAGGCAATAAAAAACCCGCCGGAGCGGGTTATGCGAATCGCTTGTAGTCTACAGACTGCCTTAAGAGGACTTTGGCCATGACGTAAAACGTATCTTCGTCGCCAGGCTCAACGTACCATTTTTCGTAAATTGGGTTATCAGAGATAACAGCAAGCCTGTCTCTCTGCATTTGAAGGCGTTTTACATGCAGTGTTTTTCCGAACACAAAAACATAGACGCCATCGCCGTCGAAATGTGTAACACCAGTATCGACGAAGATCTGATCACCAGGTGAAATTGTGCCATCCATACTGTCGCCGTTTACGGTGATCACCTTAACGTGACTGGCCGGTCGATTACCGAACAGAGAGCGCGCCTGCTCGGTGGTGTATTCGATGGCTCGGATCGTTTCAATAAAATCGCTGGTTACAAGTGAGCCAGGCCCAGCACTGGCTTTAACGTCAAGTACATCCACACGATAAATCCCATCATTAGAGGGTTTAACTCTGTATAGCGCACTTGGCTCGCCAAGGCCAGCTGCGAGCATTTCACCCTCGCCGGTAGACAGCCACTCAGGGCGCACACCCAATACAGAGGCGATTTCTACGGTCTTGCGGGAACTGTTGGCATTATTCAGGAGCTTGTTAACACTGGATTGCGCCATTCCAACGGCCTTCGCCAGCCCTCCCTGCGTATACCCAGCATGTGACATTGCCTGCGCCAAGCGCTCTGAGAATCCCATATTCACCTCTGTCATTAACTCCTTAAATCCTATCGCTATAGCGATTATTTGGCAAAACATCGCCTAGGCGATTGACTTTCGCTAAAGTGATATACATAATCACTTAACACTGATAGCTGAGGTGATTATGAAAACCCCAACAGTACAAAAGAACTCTGCAGTAGAAAAAGCGATCGCCATCGCTGGCAGCCAGAAAGAACTGGCCAAGCGATGTGGGAAGGCGCAGTCGACCATTTGTGACTGGCTGAACGGCAAGAAACGCATTTCCCCAATTCACGTACCTGAGCTTGTGGCTGCCGTGGGTGGAGAGATTCAGGCGCATGAGTTTCGTCCTGATCTGCCGTCTATTTTCCCACATCCCGATAACCACGCCGCCTGAGTGGCGGCTCTACTCATTAACAAACAGGAAGTATCGCAAATGGAAAGTTCAACAACACGCAACAAAGCGGAGGCGCGGCGGATAGAGAGCTGGTTACACAGCCAGATCGCAGAACTGGGCGCGACTCGCATCGCAGAGCTGCTTGGAGTCAACAAATCGACCGTAAGTCGGTGGCGGGAGAACCTGGTGCCGAACATGTCGCTTTTGCTGGCAATCCTGATTTCTAACCGTGAAGGGGTGAAAGGGGGCTTTGAGGCATGAGAGTTACAAAAATGGCGAAAGCCGCGGTGCTCGAACACCAACGGCTTTCAGGTGCAAAAACGTCAGTAATTGCAGGAGGAATAATGGCAAAAAATACTCGCTATTGCCATACCGATGTTCATAAAAACATTACCCGCGCCCGCTTTATCCGGTCTGTTAACCCGGTGGTGGCTGAGAAGCTGCGCGCCATCCTGGAAGAACACAAACGCAAGGAGGCTGGCCGTGGGTAACGTATCTAACTTAGCCGAAGCCAGAGAGGCCAGAAGGCTCCATCAACCGCGTACAGAAGGCGGTAAGGGGTTTGCCTTGCTGCACCGTAAAATCATGGATGTCCCGTTCTACAAGGACGCGGAGGCGTCACATTTGTGGGTGCATCTCATCCTCAAAGCCAAGCACGCTCCAGAATCAGTTCTCACCGATATCGGCGAAATGCTGGTGAACCGGGGACAGTTGCTCAGTGGTCGAAACGCCCTGGCATTTGAAACAGGTCTGAAAGCAGATCGCGTTCAGTACCTGCTCAGAAAGTTCCAGAAGCTGGGCATGGTTAGCTGGGTTTCACACGGTAAATTCTCTGTTTTTACCATCGTGAAATATGACGATTATCAGTCAAATTTTGTACCAGCAGATTACCAGCAGATTACCACCGCAAATCCAGATGTGGCGCAGCCTGTAGCGAAGAGTGTACCAGCAGATTACCAGCAAATTACCACAGATAAAGAAGTTATTAATATCTCTCTTACTAACGTAAGAGAGAGTGCATCAGCGACAGAAAATCAGGACAAGAAAAATTCGTCTCTCAGCTGTGAGCAGGTGGTTGAGGTTTATCACCGTGTACTGCCTGAAGCCCAGGGCATACGAGTCCTGACTGACAAGCGTCGCAATCTGATCCGCAGCTTCTGGAAAAAAGCTGGAGCAGCGAACCGCCAGCTCGGCGGCGCAGGGTTCACCCTGGCAGACTGGGAAGCGTACCTGAACTACATCGCTACTAACTGCCGCTGGATGCTGGAGAACCGCCCGGACAACCGCACCGGCCGAACATGGCGCCGCAAGTCGCTTGAATACTTCCTGAACGTTGACGTTTACGTGAAGACGCGCGAGGGGGGCTGTGATGATCTCTGAAATCATGACCGTACCTCACAACCTCGAAGCGGAGCAGAGCGTTATCGGTGGCCTCCTGCTGGACGAGGACAGCAGCGAGCGAGTGCAGAAGGTGCTTTCCATCCTGAAGCCGGAATCGTTCTACCTCCGCGCGCACCAGGTTCTGTTTGCAGAAATGCGCGAGATGTTCCGTGACAGCAAGCCGGTAGATGGCCTGACGCTCTTCGACGTACTGGAAAGCAAAGGACTGACGCCGCAGGTTGGCGGGTTTGCCTACCTGGCAGAGATCGCCAAGAACACACCGAGCGCAGCAAACATCGTCGCCTATGCCATGTCTGTTCGTGAGGCTGCCATGGAGCGTTACGGCATCCAGCGTATGAACGAAGCCACTGAGTTGCTCTACGCCCGCAACGGCATGAACGCAACGCAGAAGTACGAGGCCATTCAGGCAATTTTCACCCAGCTTGCCGATCACTCTAAAACCGGCAGCCGCCGCGGGCTTCGCTCATTCGGTGATGTCATGGATGGATGGGTATCAGATCTGGAAAAACGCTTCGACCCGTCAGGCGAGCAGCGCGGACTCAGTTCAGGCATTCCGTCACTGGATCGGATGCTGGCGCCAAAAGGCCTTGTCAAAGGTTCGCTGTTCGTCATCGGCGCGCGCCCGAAGATGGGTAAAACCACGCTTTACAGCCAGATGGCGATCAACTGTGCCGTTCGTGAGAACAAGCCCGCGCTGATGTTCAGCCTGGAGATGCCCGGCGATCAGATTCTGGAGAAGCTGGTCGGGCAGAAATCCGGAGTTAACCCCAGCATTTTCTACATGCCTGCCACTGAAGACGCTGACGCTGGCTACGAGGGTGATTACGACGCTGACTTCCAGCGGGCGATAGCCACTGCCAACAGGTTGCGTGAGATCGACATGCTCTATATCGACGACACACCCGGCCTGTCGCTGGCACAGATCGTCACCGAATGCCGTCGCATCAAGAGGGAGAAGGGCGTTGTTGGAATGGTGCTGGTTGACTACCTCACCCTGATGACCGCCGAGCGAGCGGAGCGAAACGACCTGGCATTCGGGATGATCACCAAAGGGCTCAAGAATCTGGCGAAGGAGCTTGGCTGCGTTGTTGTGCTGCTGACACAGCTTAACCGCGAACTGGAGAAAAGAGCCAACAAGCGACCGCTGCCCAGCGATTCCCGCGACACCGGACAGATTGAGCAGGACTGCGACTACTGGGTTGGCGTTCACCGTGAAGGTGCGTTTGACGACTCAGTGCCCGCGGGTGAAACGGAGTTACTCCTGCGATTGAACCGTCACGGTAAGACCGGAACCGTTTACTGCAACCAAATCAATGGCGCTATTTATGACTGCGATCAGGATGCGTCCCGCATGACCGCGCGCAGCCGGGAAGAGAAGCCAGCAACGAAGAAAGGTGGATTCTGATGACAGGCAGAGAAGCAATTGAGCAGTACATGGAGCAATACGGTTTTTTCACCTGCGAACTGGTGGCGGATGCGTATGGGCTCAAGCGTTCAGTGATCAACGGCGCTTCACACAAGATGCGGCAGAACGGTGAAATCGCTCTCGACCGCCGGGTGTGGCGCACTCACTTCTATGTGCCGGTTCATCAGGATGATGACGAGAAATCCGTTAGCCGTTCCGGTACCAACACCGTATTCGAAGAGTGCCGCCGTAACTGGCAGGGCTATTACATTCACAAAATTTTCGGGAGTGCGCGGGCATGAACAAACCAACTTACGAAGAGTTACAAGCGCAGGTTAAGCAACTGGCTGCGGAGAATGCGGCGCTGAAGTCGAACCTAATGTTTTGGGATGCGGAAGACCCGGAATCACCTTATGACTGTCCTGAGGACATTGCCAACAATTTCGCAATGGATTTCAACACCGAGTTCGATGTTCAGGTGGCTGCAAAGATGCCCAACCGGACATACCGAGTTTCTGAGGTTGGAGAGTACGATTGCAAGATTGAGCTTGTATCTGGCGGCATGCCTGAAACCCCCGCAACTGATGCTTTCCTCGCCTCCCTGCGCGCAGAAGGCATTAACTTTGCTGCATCCCGCCTGGCAGCAGCGTACAACCACGGGTTCATTGATAAGCCTCTGGCTGAGGTTGGCGATGTCGTCCGCATGATACTTACCGCTAAAGAGGATTTAGCGAACAATCCCGCTGCTGATGGCCTGTCAGGTCAGTACGCAGAAATTGCTCTGGCGAAATGGGAATCCCAGCTCCGCAGCAAATCGGAGGTGCAGTCGTGAGTAAACAAGTCGAACTCTCAAATGCTGCGCTCGTATTCACTGACGCAGCAACAGGCCAGGGTTACATCCGCACTCTGAATGAGTGGGAGGCAAAACTGGTATCAGCACAACTTGCTTCTCTTGACGACGGGGAGCTTAAAGCAATTCCTGTTCAGCATGTCGAAATTAAACGTATGGCGGTGCGGCATGACTAACAACGACGAGCTGGCGATTAAATCTGAGGAAAGAATTAAGGCCATAGCAAATGGCGCTCAGATGTTGATGGGTGAATCACGTCAACTTGCCGCCGCCGCTATTTACTGGAAAGAGCAGGCCCGCATTGCTACTGATGCGTTCCAACAGGCTGGAATCATGCAGGTCAAAGCAGAAGATAAAATCGAGGTCCTGCTGGCAGAGCGTGACGCCGACAAGAAGCGCATCGCTGAGTTGGAAGCGCGGACGGTGAGCGTTAAGTTGCCGGATGAGTTTTACACCATTGCAGACAATATCCGCACTCAGGACAACCGGATAACGTCAGAGCCGATGTTTTGCGTGTACCAAAAGCGTGAAATTGCGGTCGATTCAGATTGTGACTATGACCGCATTGTGTGGGTTGATGAAGATGGAAATGAAGCCAGTGAGCACAAAAGTGCTCGCCTTGAATTACTCAATGAGAATTTTCGCGAGCCGCCTGATGGCTGGCGCAGAGTTGCGGTGAAAGATGTTGATGATTTCGTTACCTGCTGCTTTACAGAGCAAGGATGTAAAGACTATCTGGCGTGCAATGGTCACAACCTTCGCCTGCCATTCATCTACGTAAAAAGCGGTTTCAGAAATGCTGAGTACATAAGCATTCGAAAATGGTTGGCTGGCATCAAACTGGAAGTTGGGGAGTGAAGATGATCAGAGCATTGAAAGCTGTGCGCGCAGAGGAAATTGGCCCTAATGCTGTGATGGAGGTTTTTGACGTCTTTTACCGCGTCAGGAAACTGAATTATCACGGGAACAATGTGACGATTTTCCTTCAGGATGAGGAAGAACCGCTCTCATATTTCAACAAAAACGACATCATCAGTGTCACCGTTCCGCGCGATTTGCAGATTGAAGTTGAGGTGAAACCATGACAGCACAACTGAGCCGGGAGCGGCTGGAAGAGATTGCGGCACTGGAAATCAAAACAACTGATGCTGGAACCAGATACAGCCCCAAGGCATATGCCGACGTTCGCAGCAGAGAGATAGTAGACATGGCCCGCATGCTGCTGGCGGGAATGGACAGTGAGCCGGTGGGTGTGCCTGATTTCGATGAGTGGTCTCGCAGCTGTGATTTGAGCCTTGCTCTCTGTTACTCCGATTTCAGAGAAAAAGCGAAATACATCTGGTCATCAGCATGCGCCGCCATGCTCAAAGCCGGGTCTGTAACGGCGGCTACGGTGCCGGATGGTTTGCAGGCTTATAACAGCGCGTGGCCATCAGTGAGTATCACAGGGTCAGTTACGCCACCAGAGGTTCAATGCTATCTGAGCAAGATGCGCCTGGAACATATCAAAGGGGATTGGTTAGGTGCTGCGATTGCACTTTTTGGGAGCAAGAGACCAAAGGTAAGGGATGAGCTTGTCATCAGGAACTCAATAATTCGAAACTGTGAAATGCCGCGCGGAAATCCTTTATTTCGTGACTGCTTCCTTCCTGCTGAATGGGCTGGAAAAGTAAATGCGGAAAACTGCTGTTTCGATGAGGAATTCAACTTCCAACCTAACGCTGACGTGAATTGGCTGCTCTTAAATGATGAAATCTCAGCGCCTGAGCAGGAGGTGTGAGGTGAAATTCTCCGCCTCGAAACTAAACGTCAAGCAACATTGATTTAGCATTATCAACCCGCCATAATATCAATGCCGCCGGATTGAGCCCCGGCGGTACCTTTGCGCTAAACGGGGACGTTTATGCGCACACACGACGAGCAAATCACCTTGTCACAGATGCAGAAATGCACCTGCGATTTTCTGCATTCTGCGGTTTCCGTTAAGGAGGCCGTATGAACCTGCCATCAGACGGCATCAAACTTCACCGTGGCAACTTCGCCGCCATCGGTCAGCAGATTCAGCCTCTGCTGGATGCTGGCCAGTGCTTCCGCCTTCAGGTCAAACCGTGGCGCGAGAAGCGCAGCCTCTCTCAGAACGCACTTTTTCATATGTGGATGGGTGAAATCAGCGAATACCTGATTAACTCCGGGCGCACCGACGCAACGCCGGAATGGGTGAAGCGCAACCTCAAAAAGACTTACCTCGGCTGCGAAGAGGTCACCTATACCGACTTCATCACCGGCACCAAAGAAACCACCTGGGAACCTCGGCACACCTCCCGCCTCGATACTGGTGAGATGCATATTTTCATGTGCAAGGTCGAAGCCTGGTGCGCCCAGTTCGGTCTGGCAGTGACTATCCCTTCCGGCTGCGAGTTCCAGCAGCTGCGCGATAAGCAGGAGGCATGATGCATAGTCCTCTCGCTAAAGTCATTGAGCGCGCAATCTTCCTCATGCCCGCGCGGCGCCGCAAGGCTGCCCCTGCACCTTCCGAAATCCCAACCCTGAAGGGCTACACCGCCCGTCTCGTCGATCAGAAATGGCTGCGCCTCGCAGCGAGGAGGAAGCATGCGTAAGCCAGCCCGACGCAAGTGCAAGGTTTGCAACGAATGGTTCATTCCAGCCCACGCCAATATCCGCTGGTGCTGCCCGGAGCATGGAGCAATCTACGCCATTGAGCTTCGCGCCAAAGAGAAGGTGAAAGCCGAGGCGAAGCGCATCAAGGCCAAACACGAAGCGGAGAAAGCCGATCGCAAACGACTGGCAGATAAAAAGCAGCAGGTCAAGCCGCTCAGCTACTTCATCAAGCAGGCGCAGCAGGCTTTCAACGAGTTCATTCGTTACCGCGACCGCGAAGAGGCATGCATCAGTTGCGGCCGTCACCATGAAGGCCAGTATCACGCCGGACACTTCCGCACGACTGGCGCCAACCCCGAGTTGCGTTTCAATGAAGACAATGTTCACAAACAGTGCGCCCCATGCAACAACCATCTATCAGGAAACCTGATCGCATACCGCCCGGCGCTGATCGCCAAAATCGGCCAGGCGCGCTTTGATTCTCTGATGGGGCCGCATGAAATGCCGAAATGGAAGCGTGAGGACTACATCCGCATCCGCGACGAGTACCGGGCAAAGCTTAAGGCAATGAAGCAGGAGGACGCCGCGTGAGCAGAGAGTCATTCGATAACTATGAGCGCGATAGCCTGCTGCGTGCAGAAGGACAGTACCGGCACCGGCGCGCCGTCCGGCTTCGTTCATCGCGACGGGCAGGCCGTTATCACTGAGTGGCTGGGCGCTGCTTCCAACGTCATTCAGGTCGGCCGTGAAGTCACGCTGATGGTTGCTGGCGACTTCTGGGCCCGCACCGCTACGGCGGCCACGCGCGGGCAGAAAATCTTTGCCGTGCTGGCTGATGGCACCATTAAGACCGGCGCTGCCGGCGCAACCATTTCCGGCGCAGTTGAAACGCCTTTCTTTGCTGGTAGCGCTTGCGACGCGGGCGAACTGGTCAAAATCAGCACCTGGAGCAAGTAATGAACGAATTTCAGAAACACTATGCCGCGGCAAGCGGTAAATACGGCATTGTCCTGCCGGGCGCGAAAGACTACCTGAAGCCGGAGTTTGCGGAGAACTTCGCACTGGCAATGGATGCGCAGCCGACCATGGTTACCACCGGTAGCGCAGGCATTCCGGCCTACTTCACCAACTACGTTGATCCTGAGCTGATCCGCATCCTGGTAACCCCGATGAAGGCCGCACAGATCATCGGCGAAGTGAAAAAAGGCGACTGGACTACGCTGACCGCTCAGTTCCCGGTTGTTGAAAGCGCAGGCGAAACCAGCTCCTACGGCGACTTTAACAACAACGGCATGACAGCCGCGAACGTTAACTGGGTGCCGCGCCAGTCCTACCACTACCAGACCCACACCCGCTGGGGTGAGCGCGAGCTGGATATGTACGGCGCCGCGCGTATCGGTTACGCCGCTGAGCTGAATGTTGCTTCTGCGCTGGTGCTGAACAAGTTCCAGAACAAGAGCTACTTCTACGGCATTCAGGGGCTGCAAAACTTCGGCCTGCTGAACGATCCTTCTCTGTCTGCTCCGATTACCCCGGCAGCAACCGGTGCTGGCGGCGCGGTAACCTGGTCATCCAAAGATGGTCAGGCGGTTTATGACGACATCGCTGGTCGACTGTATGCCCAGCTGGTATCTCAAACCAAAGGCCTGATCGAGCGTGATTCGCCGATGACGCTGGCTATGTCGCCGACCGCAGAAGTGAATCTGACCAAGACCAACATGTACAACGTGAACGTGTCGGACTTGCTGAAGAAAAACTTCCCGAACCTGAAAGTCGAAACCGCCGTCGAGTACTCCACTGACGCTGGCGAGATGGTTCAGCTCATCGCCGACAAGCTTGGCGAAACCGATACCGCTTATGCAGCGTTCACTGAAAAGATGCGCGCGCATGCAGTTGTGGTCGAAGAGTCCAGCTGGAAGCAGAAAAAATCAGGCGGCACCTGGGGTGCAATCATTCGTCAACCTCTGGCTATCGCCAGCATGATCGGGGTGTAACAAATGGCAGAAACTATCGTTGTAGGCTGCAAGCTTCCTAACGGCCTGGTCGTTGATCAGGATGGCTACGCAGTAACGCTGAACGGCGCCAACGCATCGAATGTGATTGGCGGCTACGGCCTGACCGAGGGCGTTGATAAAGACGCCTTTGAGAAGTGGCTGGAAGTGCACAAGAACCAGCCCTACGTCAAAAACGAGCTGGTTTTTGCTCAGGCCAAAGCCAACAGCGCGCAATCCAAGGCATCTGAGAACGCCAGCGTGAAAACTGGCCTCGAAGGTCTGCCGCAGGATCGCCCTGTAGATGGCGTAGTGAAAGACGAAGAAGCAATGAAGGCGCGGGGTTAATCATGGCGATCGTTGTTTTCGACATTACCGCATTCCGTGAGCGTTACCCCGAGTTTGCCACGGTAAGTGACACGCTGCTGAATGCTTATTTCGTTGAGGCAACGGTCTACCTTGATAACTCAGATTACAGCCCGGTACAGGATGCAACTGTACGGGCTGTCTATCTGAACATGCTCGTCGCTCACATTGCAGCGCTCAACTCCGGGGTAGGTGGTCAGAAGCCATCTGGCCTGGTCGGGCGCATTTCCAGTGCGTCTGAAGGCTCTGTATCGGTCTCCACTGGCGATGTTCCTGTCAGTCAGGCGTCGTGGTGGTATCTGCAAACGCCGTACGGTGCCTCTTACTGGAATGCAACGGCTCAGTACCGGACGTTTAAATACGTCCCCGGATCATCCCCCTCACTTTACCCCGGTCATTATTACCGGAGACCTGTCACGCGGAGGTAGTTATGACCACATTCAGCGGTGGCGATGCTCTGGAGGCAAAGCTGGCAGAGATAGCGGCAAAGCTTGGTGAGGGTAAAACACTGCGTGTTGGTTTTCTCGAAGGGGCTAAATATCCTGACGGGCAGTCAGTGGCTATGATCGCCGCAGGCAATGAATTTGGTGACCCGGCAAAGAACAGGGCACCAAGGCCTTTCTTCCGGAACATGATTGCAGACAAATCACCTCAGTGGCCTGACCAGATCGGAAGGATAGCCGAAGCAACCGGATATAACGCGCAAACGCTTCTTCCCCTGATGGGAGAGCACATCAAATCCCAGCTTCAGGAATCAATAAGAGACTTCATGGAGCCAGCACTATCGCCGGTGACTATCGCCAAAAAAGGCTTTGCCAAGCCGCTCATCGAGACCTCTCACATGCTCAACTCAGTCGACTATGACATTAAGGATGGCGTATGAACCTGAGGGGAATAGCTAACAGCATCACGCAGGCCATTAACCCAAACACAGAAGGTGTATTCCGGGTTAACACAGGGTCCACGACACTGCCTGGCGGGAAAAAGGTTCCTTCATACAGCGAGGTAGATGTGACCGTGCAGATGCAGGAGCTATCAACCACTGACCTGAGGCAAATCGATGCGATTAACATTCAGGGCATATTGAAGACTGCATACCTGAACGGCAACTTCAACGGCGTCAATCGCCCCGAGCAGAAGGGTGGAGACATTCTTGTGGTGAATGGGCAGCAATGGCTGGTCGTGAAAGTGCCTGAGATCTGGCCTGACTGGTGTCGAGTAATTGTCAATCTTCAGAGGTCTCCATGACAGCTACCGTCGACATTAAAGAGATTGACCTCCGCATCGCTTTTCAAGCCTTTCTGATGGATGTTACTGGCCTCACGATTGATAACGTGCTTGTAGGGCAACAGAACCTGTCACCCATGCCGCTTGGCGACTTTATTATTTTCACACCGCTCAAACAGATCGGCCTGTCGACCAACCGTGTCACCTACGACGACAACGGGGTTTACGGGGAAGGCAAGCAGCTAAATCAGCGCAGCACGCAGTGGCCCTGCCAGATTGACTGTTACGGCGAGGGCGCCGCGGATAACGCCTCAATCATCAGCACGCTGATTCGTACCGATTTCGCCTGCGAATGGTTCAGGCAAAACGGAAATGTACTGATCCCCCTTTACTGCTCAGACCCGCATCAGACAACGATGATCAACGGCGAGCAGCAATACGAAGGTCGCTGGACACTGGATTTTAACGGGCAGTACAACCCGTCAGTAACCACGCGTCAGGATTTCATGGACAACATTCAAGTCGGCACTGTCGCCGCAGATTTAAAATACCCACCGGAGAGTGCATAAATGGCAATCCCATTACGCAAAGATATCCAGATCAACCCTGGCGTTCTGCCTGCTGGCGGTTCAGCGCTTGACCTGAATGGCCTGATCCTTACCGACAGCGCATACGCTCCGGTTGGGAGTGTTATCACGTTCACCAACAAAGAAGATGTGGCCGCCTATTTCGGCAGCGCATCGGTCGAATACAGCATGGCCCAGGTATATTTCCAGGGCTTTGACAATTCGTCCAAGACGCCCGGCGAGCTCCTGCTCGCTCGCTACAACACCGTAGACGCCGCCGCATGGCTCCGCTCTGGTTCGATGGCATCGGTGACCCTCGATCAGCTCAAGTTGCTGAGTGGCGTACTGACGTTGACTGTCGACGGCACATCGCATACCTCGGCCAGCATTGATCTGAGCACCGCAACCAGTTTCGCGCAGGCTGCCGATCTGATTGAAACGGGCATTGGTTCCAGCGTCACCGTCGAGTTCGACACCACGCAGAAGCGCTTCATCATCACCAGCGCTACTGACGGCGCTGAAAGCACCATCACCTACGCGACTGGCTCGCTGTCAGCCGGTCTGAAGCTGACCGCAGACACGGGCGCTCAGTTGTCGCAGGGCGCAGATGCTGCCACGGCCACCAATGCGATGCAGGCGGTGCTGGACAGCTCACAAAACTGGGCAATCTTCACCACGGCATTTGCGCCGACCGAGCAGCAGGCGCTGGATTTCTCTGCGTGGGTCAATGGCGAGAACTTCCGCTTCGGCTATGTGCCTTTCACCCTGGACGAATCCGCACTGGTTTCCGGCTCTACTGAGACGCTGGCCTATAAAATCATCACCACCTACAACTACGCCAGTGTTGCGCCGGTGTACGGTGACCAGACGCACGCGGCAAGTGTTCTCGGTTATGCAGCGTCGCTGGATTTTGAGCGTCAGGAAGGGCGCGTGCCGCTGAAGTACCGCTCGCTTGGCGGCCTGTTGCCGGAGGTTACTACTTCCGCCAACTACGATGCGCTGATCGCCAACGGATACAACTTTTACGGTGCGTACACCGCCAACCATTACAGCACACGCTACTGGGCTGATGGCACAGTTACCGGTGATTTTAAATGGTTCGACTCCTTCTGCTTCCAGATCTGGCTGAATGCCAACCTGATGCAAGATGCAATTGAGGTGCTCAAGTCAAACCGCAGCATCCCTTACAACGCCCCGGGCAAAGCAATCATCGAGGCGTCATTCGCCGGTACGCTGAATCAGGGGGTTACCTTTGGTGGCATCCGCACCGGCGTAACGCTTTCATCTTCGCAGATCTCGGAAATCAAAAACGCAGTCGGTGCCGACATTTCAGCTTCGCTGATCGCCAAGGGCTATTACCTGCGGATCGCTGATGCGACACCGACACAACGCCGGGAGCGCACAAGCCCGAGCATGACGCTATGGTACTGCGACGGCGGCTGCGTACAGAAAATCACTTTAGCGTCCATCATGGTTCAGTAAGGAGCAAGTAAATGGCAGGAAATACTATTACCAGTGCTGATTCTATTTTTGCTCTCACTGTCACCAACCTCTTTCCCAGCGCTCAGACGCTGGAAGGTTACGCTGCTGACGCGATGTTCGCGCTGGGAGATACGGAGCTTGCTCAAACGGTTCGTGGTGCAGATGGGAAGTTGTCTGCTGGTTTCGTTTTCGGCGAGTATCTACAGACCATTACGATCATGCCGGATAGCCCATCACGTGAACTGTTCGAAACATGGCAACTCACATCGCTGACCGCAAAGGCGGTATTCCGCTGTAACGCGACAATCATTCTCCCAGCTATCAGCCGCAAATTTACGCTGACGAATGGCGTGCTGCAGCGAACCAAGGCCATCCCGGACGCGCAGCGTGTGCTTCAGCCGATGACCTATCAGATCAACTGGGAAAATGTTACCCCGGAAAATTACAACCCATAAGGTGAAACATGGCACGTAAAGAGATTTTCTATACCGTCGACGGTAAGGGTCGTGACAATGGCAAGGTTTTCTACATTCGCGAAATGGCTGCTTCTCAGGCTGAATGGTGGGCAATCCGTGCCGGACTGGCGATGGCTAAAAACGGCGTTAATCTTCCGGACAATTTTTCTGATATGGGCATGGCAGGCATGGCGAAAGTCGGCCTCGAAATGGTGGCTCAGATCCCTCCAGAGGATGCACGGCCTTTACTGGATGAGCTGATGAAATGTGTCCAGGCCGTTCCAGATCCGTCCAACCAGAGTGTCAAGCGCCCTCTTATCGACGATGACACCGAAGAGGTCACTACCCGCCTCAAGCTGCGCGGAGAGGTGCTCAAGCTCCACGTAGATTTTTTGACCGCCGCCGCCAGTTAGACATCCCCCCAGTAATGGAATCGCAGGTCTTAGGGCTTGCCGATTACGTTAACGTGCCAAAGACGATCGCAACAGTTCTGTCATCGGGCAAGTGCTCTTTGACAGAGCTAAGCACGACACTTGGCGTTGAGGATTTGTGGTGGTGGCTGGAAGTAATAACGGTCGATAACTACAACCAGATGGTCATCAACAGGTCTCAGGAGAAAGGCTGATGCCAACGATTATTGATTCACTGGTCGTCACGCTTGGCCTTGATCCATCTAAGTTCAAAGCCGGCCAAAATGAAGTAAAAAAAGGCCTGGATGAAACCAGAAAAAATGCTGACCAGACAGCAAAAGACATGGAGGCCGCAGGTAAAAGAGCGGCTTCTTTCTTTGGCAGCATTCGCACCGAATTACTGGCGCTGGTAGGCATTACGCTGTCAGCTCAGGGCATCAAGACGTTCATTACCAGCATGACGTCAGATCTGATGCGCCTGGGCATTGAATCCAGATCGCTGGATATGTCGGCCAAGTCACTTGACGGTTGGGAGCGCGCGGCGGCGGCGGCCGGCTCGACTGCGGAGAGAATGTCTGGAACGCTGGGCGCATTCCAGAAAACGCTGACCAATATCAGGACCGGCGGCGGTCAGGATGACCCGCTCTTCGGCGCGCTGGCGTCATTTGCTGGCGCTACTGGTGCCAACTTCGACTACCAGAACGATAACGCTGAAAAAATCATGCGCAAAATTGCCGCCAACTGGGGCAAGTTGAGCAAGGATGCTCAGCGCCGATTTGGTGGCATGTTTGGCTTCGACAATGCTACTCAGCAGGGGTTATCAAGTGGTGCTCTCGTAAGAGATGCTGATCACTTCAGAGACATCTCCCGGGCACTTCCAGACGCAACGGAAAAAGCGCTTGCTTTTAACCGCAGACTGGAAGAAATGAAGATGAACTTTTCCGCCGCGGCTCAGGTGCTCTATGAGGCACTCATTCCGTATGTGGAGAAACTCATCCCGCTGATTGAAAAGTTCGGCATCTGGATCAGCACGCACGGGCCAGAGATTCACCAGTTTTTCTCGGATGTCGCGGCAGAGGTAAACAAAGTCGTTGATGCCGTTGGCGGCTGGCAAAATGCCTTCGCCATTCTGGCTACGTTCGTTGCGGGCAGTTGGGCTATTAAGATGCTTTCAGGCATCGCGAGTGTGGCGAGAGGGTTCGCGCCAATCATCGCAGCAATGGCGGCAATCAGCGCATGGAACAAGGTGGGAGAGGCTCAGGAAGAAGCCAAAAGCCAGGGCATGAGCGTCGGAGAGATGCTTGTAAAAAGGATGAAGGACAATGAGCAGGAAAGGCAGACCTCCGGCGACACGATATCAGACCGCATTTCCAACTGGTGGAACAGTCTTCCTGAGCCCGATAACAAATACACTGCCTACGGCACCAACCCCCGCGGCATCCGCAACAACAACCCCGGCAACCTGAATTACGCCGGGCAGGCTGGCGCGACGCGTGAGAGCGGGCCGGGTGGACGCTTCGCGGTATTCCCCAGCATGGTTCAGGGGATATCGGCTCTCTACCGGCAGTTGCAGCTGTACTTCAAGCGCGGCATCAACACCATCTCCTCGATCGTCAATAAATATGCGCCAGCCAGCGATAACAACGATGTAGCAGCCTATATTTCTGCGCTCGTTAAAGCCACGGGCAAGGGTGCTACAGAGTCTCTTAATGCTGGGGACACGCCGACAATCGCCAGGCTTATGCGTGGCATCGTCGACCATGAGAACGGAAAGGGGTATATCAGCTCTTCGGAGATCATGGGCGGCATCCAGTTGGGCTCAAGCGCATCATTTAGTGGCGCTGGCGCGGCGGCCGGTAACCGCACAGAGATCAACATATCGGAGATGAATGTCCAGTCTACGGCGGGCAACATCAACGCGCTCGGCAATGAGGTGCAGCGCAACGTGAAGAGAAATATGCTGGTGACCCCGGCGATGTCAGGGCAGGGATAATATGGCTTTTTCACTTAACGAAACCACAATACTCAGCGCGATTAATAGCGGGAATATATTCTCGATTATTAGCAGCATCCTGTCGCCAACCTATGGCATTTACCTGAAGTCAGGCGTCAAAGCGTTGTCGCCGACTTCATTTTTGGGCATTGAGTACGGCGCCGACGCTTCAGTAGTTTCATCGCCGATTGAGAAAGGTTCGTACAGCTCGTTCAACAAGGTGAAGCGACCGACGATCATCAGGGTGCTGTTTACCCTTGAGGGCTGGACCGGTTACAGCGGCAGCATTCCAAACCTGACCAACTTCACGCTGACCAGCCGATCGGACATGCTCGCCGCGCTTGATGCGATGGTTTCTGACGCTCAGGTTTATGACATTGAGACGCCAGACACGACGTATGAGGATTACGACCTTGTGCGTTATAACTACCGGACATCAGATCGCGATGTCACGCTGCTGACTGTGGAGGCCATTTTCCAGGCGGTGCTTGAAGAGGCGGAGGTTACGCTGACCAGCACCACGGCCAACAGCAACACCACGGCCAATTCAACCAGCAAATCTGCCAGTGCGATCACCGAAAAAGCCAACTCTACCGCCACCAACTCTACGCTTGACGATGTAAAAGGCGCGCTCACCGGGCTGAAAGAATCAGTCTCCAGCGCGGCGACAACCGTGGCGACGTCAGTCAGTAATGCTGTCGGATCTGCGACTTCGGGCGTCACCAGCGCGATAAATGGCGCGGCCACCTCGGCGATAAACAATCTGTCTACCTCAGTAAAAGAGCTCGTTGCGGGGTTATCCTGATGCAGAACATTTCCCTGAAACCGCTGAAGGCTCAGGAAGTGAGCGTCAACCTTGGCGGGCAGGCGGTGACCCTGCGCATTGTGCAGCGCTCGACGGGCCTGTTCATGGATATCGGCGTGGGCAGCATCTGGATCGCCCAGGGTGTTCTTTGCCTGAACTGCAACAAGCTGGTGCGTTATCCCTATCTCAAGTTTAAAGGTGAGCTCTTCTTTGCTGACGTAAAGGGAAGCCTTGATCCCGTATATGACGAGCTGGGAACGCGATTCAAGCTTTTTTATGCAACCGATGAAGAGATGGCGCAATGACATACAAAAAACGCTCTCTCAGATTCCAGTTCACGCTAAAGGAAGGCGTATTCGAAGAGCCCGGAAACAATGTCCTGACGATAGAGAATATCAAGGCTGAGGTTGAGATAGGGGCTTATGGCGGGATATCCGGCACCACGCTTGAGGCTCGGGTTTTTGGTCTGAGCCTGGAGAATATGGCGCTGCTGAGCTATAAAGGCATCCAGTTAAATGGGGCCAAGCAGAACCTGGTGAAGGTGTGGGCGGATGATCGGCCTATTTTTTATGGTTCGATTACAAACTGCTTTGCCGACCTCAACCAGATGCCGGACGCGCCGCTGATCATCAGCGCTTTCTCTACTGGCTACGATCAGTCTGTTACCTCGGCCCCGTTCTCAAAAGAGGGCGTGGCGAGCGTCGCAGAGATAATCACCACCATAGCGGCCAGCATCGGCTACAACGTGGTGAACAACGGGGTGCTGACAAAGCTGGAGAACCCTTATTTTGAAGGCAACCCCATCTCACAAATTCAACAGTGCGCGCATGCAGCCGGCATCGAGATTGATTTCCGGCTGGGCACCATCTACATCTGGCCGCAGGGCGGCAGTGTGGACGACAGCATCCCCTATATTTCCCCTGATCATGGATTGCTCGGTTATCCGGTCTTCAGTAACTACGGGATTAATTTCCAGTGCCAGTACAGCGATCTGATCCTGCGCGGAAGGAAAATTCAGCTTGAGACATCGCTTCCGAACGGGAGCGGCATCTATACGGTGCAGTCGGCAATACACCACCTATCCACCTGGACGGAAGGCGGCCCGTGGTTGACCATCGTCTGGGCATCCATCGGGCAGCTGACAGTGAGGCAGTAATGAACCTTTTAACAACCCGCCCACAGGACACGGCCACTGATGCCAACTCCCTGCAGTTCCTGATGCACCAGTTTCTGATGGGCAAGTCGTTCATCACACTCGCTCTGGTCACGGGCGTAAGCGAGTCTGGCGAGGTGGTTTCCGTGAAGCCGATGGTTACCGGGTTTACCGGAAGCGGAGACGTAATCCCCAATCAGGAGCCAATTCACGGCGTGCCGGTTTGGCGGCTCCAGCGTGGTGCTAGCGCAGTCATCATGCCACCTGTAGAAGGGGATATCGGCCTGATTGCTGTGTGCGATCGCGACATTACAGCCGTCAAAAAGACAAAGCAATCTGCGCTGCCCGGCTCAAACCGCACCCACAACTATGCCGATGCCATTTACCTCGGCGGCGTGCTGAACGCTGAGCCAAGCCAGTATGTGAAGTTTGCCAACGACGGCATTGATATCGTCTCGCCCCTGGTGGTTCAGGTGAACGGTAACACCGTCATTATGAACGCCGAAGATAAGATTTCACTCAATGCGCCGGTGATCGAGATGAACGGTCAGTTCGCGCAGGGAGGCGGTAGCTTCTCCGGGAATGCGACGTTCGGCGGCACCATGACCGTTGTCGGTGAGGTAACTGCTAACGGCATACCGGTGTCAACGCACCGACACGGCGGCGTCGAGAGTGGAAGCTCGCAGACAAACACCCCGACCCCATAACCCGCTCCGGCGGGTTTTTTATTGCCCGGAGTTCGCATGATCACCAAATCACTTCTACTGACCGACCAGTGGGATATCACGCTGGACGATTCGGGGAATATCGGCAGCACCGCCAATCCCTATGCGGTCGCTCAGGATGTAGCGTGCGCTTGCTCAACCTTCATGGGTGAGGCGTGGTACGACACGACGCTTGGAATCCCGTATTACGAGCGCATTCTTGGGCACTGGCCTGGCACTCAGCTGATCAATACAAAAATGCAGAGCGAGGCGCTCAGGCTTCCTTATGTCCAGTCTGCATTCTGCACAACCATTGTCGGCAAAGCTGATCGCAAAGCCTCAGGCGTCATGACCATTACCGACACGAATAACGTTCAGACAACCATTAACTTCTGAGGTAGCCAATGGCTGAAGTAACCGTTAACACAGCCGTCCCCTCCGTCACTCTTTCCGACTCCGGCATTGCCGTCCCCGATGAAATTGACATCCTCAATGGCAGACTGACGGATCTTGATACCGCCATGGGCGGCGGCATGAGTAAAAGCCTGACAACACCTCAGGGGCAGATCGCCATGAGTGACACGGCGATTATCGGCGACAAGAATGACAATCTGGCCTGGCTGGTAAATCAGATCAACCCAGATTTCGCCTCGGGCCGCATGCAGGACGCCATCGGTCAAATTTACTTTATTGATCGCATTGCTGCTGTCGGTACCACCGTCACGGCAACATGCACAGGACTGGTCGATACGCGAATCCCGGCGGGCAGTGTCGCCCAGGATTCAGCCGGTTATCTCTATTATTCCCTCGCAGATGCAAGAATTGGCGCCTCTGGCTCCGTCGACATCGTTTTTCAGAATCAGGCAACGGGACCGATTGCATGCCCGATCGGCGCGCTGAACACCATTTATCGAGCTGTGAATGGATGGTCGGGGATCACCAACGCCACAGCCGGCGTGCTGGGTAACGAAGTAGAAAGCCGCGCCAATTTTGAGTATCGCCGCAAGCAGTCGGTGGCCGGAAACTCTAATAACCAACTTGGCGCGGTTTATGCCAACGTGCTTGCCGTACCTGGTGTAACTGACGCCTATGTAACGCAGAACAACACCGGCTTACCGGTAGAGAAGGGGATTACTGATTACTCGCTTCTTCCCCACTCGCTCTACGTTTGTGCTTACGGCGGCGCAGCGGCAGACATAGCGAAAGCTATCTGGCAGAAGTTACCACCGGGACCGTCGATGAATGGCAATACGACCTATACCGTGGTTGATGACGTCAATTATGTGCAGCCATACCCGGAATATGAAATCAAGTGGCAGACACCGGCGGCCGTCAGCGTCTATTTCAAGGTTGAGCTGGCAGCTAATAATGCCTTGCCTGGTGATATCGTCTCCAGAGTTCGCGCTGCCATCCTTGGCTCATTCAATGGCGAGGATGGCGGCACAAGAGCCCGTATAGGGTCAACTATCTATGCTGGCCGCTACTATGCGGGCGTGCAGGCTATTGATACCGATAACGTCGACATTTTCAGTATCACAATCAGCCGCGACGGCACCACTTACCAAACCTCGGCATCTTTCGGCATTGATGAAGTGCCGACACTGGATGCCTCAAACATCTCGGTGACACTGGCATGATAAACGTCGCGGACACCATCCTGACGCAATATGCCGACAGCCCGAAACTCAAATCCCTGATTTACTCGTTCAACTCAGCCGTAGGAATTGAAGGCTTTCTCGATGATTTCTATGACGTGATATGGAACATCCAGACAGCTGACACCTACGGCCTGGACGTGTGGGGAAAAATCGTGGTTGTCAGCAGACAGCTGACGGTAACAGAGAACAAGATTTACTTCGGCTTTAATGAGGCGTCATCAGATCCGATTCTTGTAGACGACCCTCAGCCATTCAACCAGGCACCTTTCTACTCTGGCGAGCTTCTTACCTCGACCGTAACCCTGACCAACGACATATACCGCAAGCTCATCATGATGAAGGCCGCGGCAAATATCAGCGACTGCACCATCCCTAACCTGAACAAGTTGCTGATGTTCATGTTTGGCGACAGTGGCAAATGCTACGTGCGGAACGATGGCGAGATGGTCATGAGTTACGTTTTCGAGTTTCAGCTTTCTCAGGCTGAACTTGCGATTGTTCAAAGCTCAGGTGCGCTTCCTGCCCCGATCGGGGTAACGGTCAATATCGTTCAGCAGGTATGAAATGAACTCTTCTGATATCCCTTCAAGAATCACTAAAGCATTTGGTGTGAACGGGCTGAAAAATGCCATCCCTGTTGACTCAAGCTCTTCCACAGACAACAACGGTGTGGCGACATTTGATAAAGGCTTTCCCCCTGTCACCATGCAGCCTTTGAGCGCTGGAGGTATCCCGCCATCAGGAAAGGACATGAATGGTGTGCTGTATTCAACCACGATGCAGCAGCAATGGCAGAACGCAGGTATGACATACCCATTCAGTCAGTCATTTTCCGATGCGGTAAGCGGTTATCCTAAAGGAGCTATCGTCCCAAGCTCAGTTTATACGGGGCAGTGGTTAAACCTGAATGAAGCTAACGGGACCTCACCTGAATCTACAACCGGCGCCAATACCGGGTGGGTTCCCATCAATAACTACGGCGTAACTCAAATCACGATGACATCCGGCAGTGTCGTAATGTCATCTCTCCAGGCCGCAAAAGACAGAATCATTATCAGCGGCACACTGACTGCAAACGTGAACCTGATTTTCCCGGCGTGGATTAAATCTTGGGTAGTGCATAACAATAGCACGGGAAATTTCACGATCACCTGCAGAACCGCATCAGGAGCTGGAGTTGTCGTTATTCCTGGTCTTGTATCTCGTATTTTTTGCGATGGCGTAAACATAACGGACGAAACGCTAAATCCTAACAACGATATGGTTGGGGCAGTAGTTGGATTCGCAATGAACTCAGCCCCAGAGGGGTGGCTTGCAGCGAATGGCACCGCAGTAAGCAGAACGACATACTCAAGACTCTTCTCTCGAATCGGTACGACGTACGGCGCAGGGGATGGAGTGAACACATTTAACCTCCCTGATTATCGAGCCGAGTTTCTGAGAGGTGTTGATAGTGGAAGGGGGGTTGACTCAGGGAGGGTCGTAGGTAGCGCGCAGTCTCAGCAAACATTTAACCATTCACACCTGCTTCCGACCACGTCAGGGACAGGCGGCGATGGGCCGATGACTGCCGTTTTCACAGATGATACATCTGCCATGACCTATTACCCGTCAGGAACAAACAGTTACAACCCGAGCCCCGCCGCCAATACAACCCTGAGAACCTACACAGCAAACGCATCTGCAGCTCTCGCCGCATTTGGTGATGAGACGCGCCCACGAAATATCGCAGTCCTCTACTGCATTAAATTTTAAGGTCTAATCATGTCATTTTCCGACACTTCAAATGCAAAAAAATACGCATCTATAGCGGAAGTGGCTGCGGCTCAAGCTAAGGTTTATGCCTCTGAGCTTGAAGGCGCGCCTGACTATGCTGCCCAGGCTGCGGCATCTGCAGCTGAAGCGGCTGCATCAGAAAGCAATGCCGTAGCCGCGGAGTCTGTTGTCAATGGCCTTGCAATATCAGCCAGCGAAGCAGCAACAAGTGCGGCAGCGTCTGCAGCTTCGGCGGGCAATGCTGCATCTGCGGCGATAGGGCGATCCGTTAAAGTCCCGGATGGTGAAACGCTGGGCGACCTTCCTGCGGCAGCTGACAGGCAGAGCAGCCTTGTTTATTTTGATGAACTGAGCGCGGCAACGGTAAAACCCATTTCAGACTTTGCCATTCTGGATGAGAACGGGAAAATACCGGTATCGGTAATCCCTGCCATTGCCCTGACGGAGCCATTCGTTGTTGACAGTCAGGCCGAAATGCTGGCCCTTGATGCTCAGGTCGGTGATATCGCAAAGCGAACAGACCTTGGTTATTCTTTCTGCCTCGCGTCAGAGCCATCTTCAGCGCTGTCTAACTGGGTTCAACTTACCGATGACGTTCTTGCGCAGCTTGGACAATCAACCGGTGCCGCAAGCGTTGGTGCCTTAAATGACGCAGGAAGCCCCACTACCGTTCAGTTAGCTCTTAATGCAAAGGCCAACAAGGCAACACTGCTCGCACAAACAGGCGCAACTACAGTTGGTGCATCAGATAGCTCAGGAAGCCAAACAACTGTCCAGGGGGCTCTTGGCTTAAAAGCTGACTCGTCAGCATTAGCAGCCACAGCAGGGGCATCACTTTTAGGGACCGCTCATCGTGGAACCTTGGATTTAGATCTGAATGCTATAGACCGCAGGCCTAGTGGATACGGCAACTCTGTTACAAGCGTCCTGTCTAATGGTCAGGATGTTGAGATAGCCTCAGATGTAAGTGTAACTAGTACCGTCATTCTTTCTGACAATAAGAGCATTAATGGCAGGGGGGGGAAATTATCAACTACTGGCAGTGTAACGTATGGCATGTCAGCAAATATCGATACCCAATCCGCAAATGGTGTGAATCTTCATAATTATACTTCTTCTGGTGTAATTACCTCTGGTGGCACTCCTGGTTATGCTCTTTTACTTAAAGGAGTGGATAATGCAAAAATTAACGGCATGACCGTTGATACCTTTAGTGGGGCGGTGGAGGCGATACAGACAACAAATGCCTTTTTAAGCAACATCAGAGCATCAAACACTGTATATCATCCAACTCTTACTGCGGGCGGCTATGGGGCATTACTTGAGAATGCCGAGAATACCTTGGTGGATGGTGTTAATCTAAGTGTCGGTTCAGGGAACAACGGACGACATGTGATGTATGTGTCTCGCCTGGACCGAACTGATGGAGGATATGACGGGTGCCAGAACCTCATAGCAACAAGGATATTTGGGAAGTATATTGATAAGGATGACAGGAACTTCCCGGGTGTAGTATTCAGAAAGTCCAACAGGACGCTACTTCATGATTTTATTATAGATGGGGCAAATGGCGGGATAGGCTATAACGTACAAAATGGTAATATTCTTAACAATGTAGTTGGTAACGGAGTTTTAAACATCCTTAAATATCAGGATGGGACTACCGTACGAGCGGTAAGCCAGGGAACTGATGCTGCCTATTATTGCAGTGGTTTCGTTTATCACGATATGTACATAGAGGTAATGCCAAAGGTTCAGGATGGAACGCTTAACTATCAGGACTGCGTTGCGTTTGATTTGGCAGGAAGAAATGGACTGGTTACTAACTGTGTAACAAAAGTGGCGCGGTCAGGAAGGCCAATATATGTTGAGGCGGGAACAACTAATGTTTTAATTGACGGAGTGGTGGATGTTATTGACGATAATGGGAGCACGGCTTTAACTGCGTTTATATCGTTCAATGGAGCATGCTCTAACATTTCTGTTAAAAACATTAAAACCTCAAGACCTATGTTCTCTGGGCTATCTAACGTTACAGACATGACGGTTGACTGGACCAGAAGAGCTACAGTTACAATAACATCAGGATCCGCAGTTATCAGCAACGATACCTATGGCATCCTTTCAACGGTTAGCCCAGGGGCAAGCGCGATCACGATCGCACTGGCGGCGCATGTAACACAGGATGCAGCCCTGACAGCGAGAATCATTGCCAGAACTGCAAACCAGTTTATCATTGCAACTACATCAAGCAAAACTCTTGGCATAAATGCTTACACTATTGCTGGAGTTTCTGTAACACCATCAACGTCATCCATGACATTTGATGTTGTTCTTAGCTCCTGATCCAACGCGCTCACACTACTTCAGTATTCTAAATCCCATCTCATCATTCAGTTTGTAAATCATAATCAGCCTGTCTGAATAAACCACGGTATCAGCATTCATGCGCTTGTCCCTGTCCCAAAAATCAGCGTTTGGTGGGGGAGACGAGATAATTCCGTATTGCTTCATAAGGCTGTGCTTGAATCTACCATTTGCAAAAGATGAGTATACAAAGTCTTTCAGGAATGGCCTGGAGGATAGTGAGCGCTCAACACTTGGAGGGTATGAAGGTCCACCAAAGATGTACACCTTCATACCCTTCTTGTATCCATTCTCATAAAGCTTTTCTGCTGCATATGAGGCAACAAATCTATCAAGCCTTTGCATATCATTTACAACACCAGATACAGTAGATGACAACGAGAATGAACAAAGCACTAATGTAATCGGTAATATCATCCTTAACTTGAAAGGGTATTTATCCAGCAACCAGCAAAAATAAATTAATACGAACCCAAAGGCGATCATGACGCGGGAGGATGCGACTGGATTTTGCAAGAAAAGCATTATTCCAGCCGTTAATGAGAAAAGCGCTATGGGGGTGATTGTGATCACAATTACGGATGGCAAGTGTAGCCCGCGCCTTTTTGACAGGAAGGCTCCAAGAAAAATAGATGCGGCTATAACCACCCAGGTGACAACACCATTGAATCCCTTCATCGCATCTCTGAATATGGCATAGAAGTTACTTGAATTCTCCCCGATCCGTTTAAGGCCATTCATATCGAAAGATACCAGGCTTTCATGGCTCTGAGTATATTCACTTAGAGATATAACGTGTTTTACGCATAGTTTATAAAGTACGGCGGAAACAATGAGTGAGATTGCGCACCTTAAAACATAAGGAGCCTGTTTCTTAACATATTCTCCAGCATATAATTTAGAGCATATGATCAATAACATCGTAGAGAATATGACGTTTACTGATGCCTGATATGTAGTGAATACCACAAATCCTAGTACTACCCCCAAAAAATAGCTCTGTGGCCTGGATTTTACAAGAGCAACTGAAAAACAAACAGCAGACAAAGCAGAAAGACCCATGATAAATGAGTCATGTCTGAATAGCATGTTCCCAATCCAGAATGGACTTGTCAGAAGAGAAATTGCTGAAACTGCAATAAGACCATTTGACCGTATAGAAATCATCTCTACGACAATCAATGCAGCAAGAATAATGCAAAATGTTGACGCTATCAAAGTGAATGGGAAGGTGTCCAGTAGAACCCCGTCACCAAAGAACCTGAATCCAGACGTACCGAGGGAGAATAGCCACATAACTACACTGGCAAGAGGTCTGGCATTGTCTTCCCATGCTGTAACGCCTGTATCCGATCTAAGCCAGTCATCAATTATGTAATTTTCATGAACGATAAAAGGTAAAATGTAAAGAAGAGATGTGAAAGCGGCGACCAGTAATGACCACCGATAATTCCATAAAAAAGATTTGCTAATCATTGATTTTTGCCTTTAAGTACGTATCTAGGTCTTTTTTTGACTTCAACATAAATCCTTCCTATATATTCTCCGAGAACTCCAATTCCAATTAATTGAATACCACCAAGAAATAGCACAGAAACAAGCAGAGATGGATACCCTCGAACAGCATTACCAAATACGAGAGTGTCGAAAATCATCCAAGCGCCGTAAAGGAACGCTGCACCGGCTACGAACAGGCCGATATACGTCCACATGCGGAGAGGGAAGGTTGAAAAGCTCGTTATCCCCTCAAGCGCCAGGTTCCATAGTTTCCATCCGTTGAATTTTGTGCTGCCTGCAACGCGTTCTGCACGGGCATATTCAACGACATCTGTACGGCCACCAACCCAGCTCAGTACACCCTTCATGAACAAGTTACGCTCAGGCATGAGCTTAATATTTTCCACAACCTCGCGAGACATGAGACGGAAGTCACCAACGTTTTCTTCGATCTTCGGGTTGCTGATTTTGTTGTGCAGCTTGTAGAACCATTCAGCAGTCTTGCGCTTCAGACGACCATCAGTGGAACGGTCAGAGCGCTTGGCAAGCACCATATCTGCCCCGGCCTGCCATTTCTCTATCAGGTGCGGAATAACCTCGATAGGGTCCTGCAGGTCGACGTCAATCGGAATAACAGCGTCACCGGTTGCATGGTCAAGGCCAGCGAACAGAGCAGGCTCTTTCCCGAAGTTGCGAGTGAATGACAGAGGGACCACAAGAGCATCGGCAACAGAAAGTGCGTTAATAATTGATTCAGTTGCGTCTTTGCTACCGTCATTTATGAAGACTATCTCGACTTCATGCTGCTTAAGACCTTCGAACTCCCGCACCGTTGTGTAGAAGATTGGAATAGCTTCCTCTTCATTAAATACCGGCACGACTAAAGAAATTTTCAT